CAATAAAAGGACCAAATTTTAGTTTAGATTTAGATTATGTAAAAGGACAATCTACAAATTTTGAATCTTTAGATAATATAATTCTTAGTGGTTCGATTTCATCTAATCAATTAGTTACCACATATTTAAGTTCATCCATAATTAATACAGATTCTTTAAATATAGAATATGTAAGTGGTTCTATTTATTTATGGCATAATTTTGTTCATTTTAGTTCAGCAAAAGAAAGAGTTGATAATTTTATTTATAAAGTTCAACTTATTGAAGTTTATGAAAATGCCATATCGGCTAGTAATGCTTCTATATCTTCTTCTGTTTTAAACGATGTACAGGAAAGAGAAAGACAACTGATAAAGAAAAATGAATTATTAACTGGCTTTGACGGCTTTGAAAATTTCTTATATACATCATCTTCTTTATACACAACAAACAACAATAATTCTATTACTTGGCCATACAATAATGGAGTTAGAGTTGAATCCACTTCTCCAACAATATCAAACACATCAAATACGGGTTGGTATGATAATTTAATTACCTTAGCAGAAGAGTTTGATATAGAGAATTCAAATTGGGTTCAAAATAATATACCACAATATATTTTAAATAATTCTGAAAACGAAAGTTTATTATTATTTTTATCAATGATTGGACATCATTTTGATAATATATACTTCCACACTAAATCGATAGAAAAAAGTAGAGGATTAGGATATAAATCTAAAGATGGCATTTCTGATAAATTATTATTTGATGTTTTAAAATCATTCAATTGGGATGCAAAAAATCTTGCAGCAGATGAACAATTGTGGGAATATGCATTTGGATTAAACAATGATGGAAGTCAAAAATATAAATCATACGATTCAACTGGCAAATTAATAAATACAACTTCAGCTAAACAAAGAACATATGAGGTTTGGAGAAGAATTGCAAATAACTTACCATATCTTTTAAAACATAAGGGAACAAGAAAGGGTGTATATGCTTTATTGAGTTGTTATGGAATACCATCATCAAATCTTTCAATTTTAGAATTTGGAGGACCGGAAGTAACTGAAACTACTAAGGGTAAATTGGTAATGGATAATCTTACCACTGCTCTTAAATTTAATAATGGTGCATCTATTGAAATGGATTGGAAAGATACCAATAAAAATAGAAAGCCAAATACAATTGAATTATTTATTAAGCCAGCCGAAGAATCTAATTTTAGATTATTATCGGGAAGTAATTGGAATGTAGAAGTTAGCGCATCTACAACTTCATCTTATGGTAATGTTGTATTTAATTATAGTGGTTCTAATAAAATATCATCTACATTATTACCAATATTTAATAATAAATTCTTTGGTATATCTGTAAGTAAAGGTACTTCAAATGAAATCAAACTTGCTGTAAGGCAATCTGATAAAGAAAAAACAATATTTGAAGAATCTATAACTACAAGTTCAATTGTAACTAATTGGGAAAATGATTCCAAATTAAAAATTGGTGGAAACTATATTGGAAGTTTAGATGAATTCCGATTATGGTCAGAAGTTTTAGATAATGAAAGATTCTATGAGCACGTTTCATTTCCTGAAATGATAAATGGTAATAGTATTTCATCATCAACTAATGATTTATATTTCCGTTTGGATTTTGAATATCCAAAAAATTTAAATACAACATCTTCATTAATAAATGTTGATACAAACATATATTTTAGTAGTAGTATTAGTAGAAATGATTTAGAAAGAGGTATTGTTCCAATTATTTCAGGTTCAACCATATTATCGGAAAATGTAAAAGCATTATATTCCGCTAGTGCAAATGGATTTACATCAATAAATTCATACCCACACAACTTTGAAGCAATTGATAGAAGTATAGTATTAGAAATACCTGATTTAGGCGCCGGTAGATATTCTACAAATAAAGTTAGATTTGAATCACAAGAATTAATTTCAGATTTATCTTCAAAAAATAGAGCAACTAAAAAAGCATTTGACCAATCGCCAACCGATTCAAATAGAGTTGGTTTATTCTTTTCTCCTACAAAAGAATTGAATATTGATATTGCTAAATCTTTAGGTGGATTAAATTTAGATAACTATATTGGTGACCCATCCGATGAATCCAAATCCAATTATAGTAGATTGGATTCTTTAAGAAATTACTATTTTCAAAGATTCGATGGTAGAGATATTTACGCATATATTAATTTAATCAAACTATATGAGAAATCTATGTTTGAAGATATTAAGAATATGTTGCCGGCAAGAGTTAAAGCAACTACGGGTTTATTAATCGAACCACATATCTTAGAAAGAAGTAAAGTAGCAAGAAAAAAACCTTCAGCAGATGAATATCAAAAAGAAACATCTATACATTTTTCCGATACTACAATATTTTTAGCAGAAAATCAGCAATATGAAACAACTATTGATGGTGATTTATCTGAAAATTTATTTGCTGAAAATAATCAGTATGATGGTACAATATACACTGCTTCAATAGATAAAACATTTGCAGAATCATATCAATTAAATAGTTTAATCAATCCAAATGATAATTTGAATCAAATAGCAGAATCGTTTCAAAACGATGTTACAATTGATGCTGGATTAGGCGAAGCTAGTATTTTAACTGAAATTGATATTTATGATGTAAACACATTCGTTGGACAAAGTGATTATGAGACTGTTGGGTTTGGTATATATGCACAAAACGGACATGCAATCAGAACATATTTTGATAAAAATGGTAGACGTGTTAAAGAAAGAATTAAAGTAGATTTAATCAAAGAACAAAAGCAAAGAGATGTAGTTGCATATAATATAACGATAAATGGTAAAGGTGACCCACGTGGTGGTTATCATTTAACATCTTCTATTTATTATGAAACAAAATTAAATATTCAACCATATTCCGGTTCAAAAGTAATTAATGCTGGAACAGGAAGTATAGTTGAAGTAACAAAAGTAAACGGATATTTACCAACACATTATAGAAATACTTCCGATTTAACAAAAGGATTAGAGAATTCTTTTTATAGAGGTTCAAAAAATACGGCTGCAACTACTTTAGATGGTAGTTCTCCTATTGAAACATTTGTAACTAATCCAAATACGTTAAGAGTTAATAAGACTGGAAGAGATAGTTCTGAACCAATTTTGGAAGTTGAGTAATAATTTTTATAAAATGTATATTTATTAACAAATGATATAATACAAAACTATGGGATATTTAAGTAATACAGAATTAACAGTTGATGCAATCCTTACAAAAAAGGGTAGAGAAAAACTGGCAGCTGGACAAGGATTAAACATTACTCAATTTGCATTAGCAGATGATGAGATTGATTACTCTCTTTATGAGCCAGCACATCCATTGGGTTCTTCATACTATGATGCAGCAATTAAAAATATGCCTGTATTAGAAGCTAACCCCGATGAAACACAAGTAATGAAATACAAATTAGTAACATTGCCAAAAAATACAACTCGTATTCCGGTTGTTGAATTTGGTGTTCCTAATATTGCAGTAAATCAAAGAAGTGGTGAAGTTTCATTATCACCAACAACATCTCCAGCCGGAAATAGAAGAATGGGATATACCATTATCCTTTCTAATAAAAGCGCAGGTGATATTGTAGGAGAAGGAGTTAGTGCTGATGTTGGTACTGTGCCAGTATTTATTGGTGATGATGTATCAGCAACCGCAGCAATCGCAAAAGGATTATCATTTAAATTTATTCCAAACCCATCTTTAACATCGACTATCAGAACAACGATAACTGTTTATGGTAACGAAACGGGTGGTTCACAAACAATTCCAGTAACCGTAACATACGTTCAATAATATAAACTATGGCATTAATTAGAGATAATAGAGGACAACTCTTAGCAAGTAATTTATCACAATACTTAGCAGGCGCAGCAAATACAGCAGGCACTCCAATAGATACTAACGAAATGGTTAGAATCTTAAACCAATTTTTGGGCGAAGGAGAGCAAATCAGCTCCGACTTAACAACTGTAACGAATGGTATTTACAAAAAATTTGGTGCTATTGATAAAGTAACTAATAGAACCGAAATCGTAACTTCAGGAATTTGGAGTGGTGAAACGGGTTCATTGGATGTAAATTCTACATACACATCATCTGCACAAATTGCAAGTGTAAGTGGTAAATATTATATTAATGTTTATAACGGATTAACAGCATCCGATGCATCTGAAGTTCAATTTTCAATTGCATATGGTGATAAAGATGGATATGGTGCACCAACTTTACAACAAACTGATTCATCTACAATGCCAACCAAAGCTACTTATAATCAATATGCAAACGTATTATTAGAAAGTGGTGATTCTTATTTTAGTGTGTATAGTGGTACAACCGCTGGTGGTTTGGATTTAAGAAATTTCTACGCAATCAATATTAATAGAGCTAGATATAAAGAAAGATTAGACCCAGGTAACATCTCAATTGATTTATCGGGTTCATTAAGAAGTATTACTTTAATTGATGATAGTGGTGGAACTGATGAAAATGTAACAACTGCAGGAAGAGTTTACAACTTAGTTAGTGGTTCATTAAATATTGGTTCAGCATTAACCGCATCAATAAATAGTGCAACCGCATCAAACGGACAGGGATGGGGATTATTCTACCCTGATATGGGAATTATCTTACTAAACCCAGCAGCATTGAGTTCATCTGTTGATGTTAAATTAGCACCGGCATATGGTTCACAAAAAGATGTATATCATAACATTGCTTTAAGTGGTTCTACATATAGTGCAAACTCTGGTTCAGTAATGTTATTACGTTCTTTAGGTGGTGGTAATGATTTCCAAGTTCGTAGAACTGAAAACGTTTCTACATCTCATTATTTCGTAAGAGCAAACAATAGAGAATTTAACTTCTCAAACAATCCAACATTTGTAACAGGTTCAACTGGCCAATTTGTACAATCATTATTTGAAAGAGACCCGCATGTTTATATTACAACCGTAGGTTTATATGATGATGCAAATGAATTATTAGCAGTAGCTAAAACTTCTAAACCAATTGAAAAATCATTTGATAAAGAAGTAGCAATCAAAGTTAAATTAGATTTTTAAAAATAAAGAGTAACGTTAAATATAACTAAAGACCCAACCTTAAAAAGTTGGGTTTTTGTTTAATAAGATATTTATATACGATATGTTAAAAAGAATACCAAAATCGGATATTAGTATTAGGCCATTTAAGGCTTATAAAGAGTGGAGTTTTGATGAAACTTCTACCGAAGTTACTTTATTGGAAGCTTCTGCATCTTCAACGGATATATCTGGTCAATTTCCTAAGAATTCAATATATGGTCAATTAAGAGCGCAATTTTATAATGGTAATGGAGATAATCCATTTACAAGAACAGGCAATAAATCATCAACATATTCAAATAAACGATTAACATCTGAAAGATATCTAAGCGGTTCGGCAAAAGTGATTTCCATTCCACAAATTTATGTTGGAGAAGGAATAAAAAAAGGTTCAGTTATTTTAACAGATAATAAAAGTTTATCAACGGAATTTTCTTATACCGATGACTCGTATGGTAATTTGCAAGATTATAGAGATAAAATTTATGCTTCTAGAATCGATGTAGAAAATGAAATATTTAATTTCACCGATTTATCAGAATATGCGTATAGTGCTTCATTAGAAACATACGTTGGTGCATTTGATATACAAAATGGAACATTGGATATTATATACAATGGTCGTCCGCAACCAACGATACAATTGATTAGTTTAGATATTGAATCGGGCATTGCAATTGCAGAAAATATATCTTTTTTACCACAAGAATCGCAGGGTATTAAAATTGGTAATGTATTTTATAATCAGGGATTAATAGTAATAACTAGAGATGTAGCTGAGAAATTACAAAATCAATGGCAGTTGGATTATAAATCTACAAAAACAATTTACGAAAATGAATATTTATTAATAGTAAATGAAGATGAATTCAATGTTTCACAAAATCCAACTGCAATAGTAGAAGTAGGAAAAGAAACGGAATTTATAACTGGTTCGGATGGTAAAATATATAAAACAACCACAAACCCAGGTGTTAAATATATTAAAAAATTAACAGCATTAGAAAACGGAAATATATTAGATTATAGATTTAGTGGTTCGGTAGGAAATAAAAAAGCAGGATTTGAACACTATGACTTAAGTGGTTCAATAGATAGTACTGGTTCATTCTTAGCACCTATGATTACAACTATTGGTTTATATGATGATAATTGTGATTTAGTAGCAGTTGCTAAATTACCACAACCAATAAAATCAGAACCTGATATACCTGTAAACTTTATTGTACGTTTCGATACTTAATTTATATTTATACTAAACAAAAGATATTATGTCAAAAATTTTAGAATTATACAAAGCACAACAATCAGCATTAGGTGTTGATAAAATTTCATTTGAAGCAGGTGTAAACGCAAAAACTCCATACACTACAAATGATTTAAAAAAAGTAGATGACCAAGTATTAACTGCTGATAAATTCAAAGTAGGTAGAGGTGGCGCCGTTTCTGAAAAAAAATATTCAGATTCAATAAAAAAATAACATTTAATGGCTAAAAAAGTTACAAAAAAAACCAATCCTAAATGGGTTGCTAAAAAATATGGATTTAAATCTGGTTTAGAAGAAACCATTTCCCAACAAATTGAATCTAAAGGAATTGTAGTAGAATATGAAACTGAAAAAGTTCCATATATAATTCCTGCATCAAACCACACATATAGTCCCGACTTTAAATTGCCAAATGGTATTAGAGTTGAAACAAAAGGTAGGTTTGTGGCAGCCGATAGAAAAAAACATTTGTTAGTTAAGGCTCAAAACCCCAATTTGGATATACGATTCGTATTTTCCAACTCTAAGAACAAAATCACAAAAAACTCCAAAACCACATACGCAGATTGGTGCGAAAAGAATGGTTATAAGTACGCAGATAAGGAAATACCGGATTCTTGGTTTTTAGAACCATAAAAATTTGGTAATTTCAAATATTTGTCGTATATTTGGTTTGTGTTAAGTAGCAATGATAAAAATAAGGTAATTACTGCCCTTACTAATGTATTGGGTAGCGGTCTTACTCTAAAAGGTAATGAATTAGCATTTTATTGTCCTTTTTGTAATCACCACAAACAAAAGTTACAAGTTAATACTGAAACTCAAAAATGGCATTGCTGGAATTGTAATAGTGGTGGTAAAAAACTTACATCTTTACTTCGTAAATTGGATGTAGATAGAAAAATTATATCCATTATTAGAGAAATTTATGGAGATACTAATTGGACACCACAGCAAGATGATGCCGAAACAAAAGTATTTATTCAACTTCCAAAAGAATTTATTAGTTTAAGCGAAGAACCAAAAGGATTTAATCCTGAATATAAACATGCTATGTTCTATCTTACACATAGAGGAATTAGTATGAAAGAGATTATTAAATATAATATTGGGTATTGTAAAGATGGGCTATATGCTCGTAGAGTAATTATTCCATCATATGATTTAAATGGACAATTAAACTATTTTGTTTCTCGTTCATATTATTCGGAGGAGAAGATGAAATATAAAAACCCACCAATCAGTAAAAATATAATTGGTTTCGAATCGCAAGTTAATTGGAATGAACCAATTATATTATGTGAAGGTGTATTTGATGCGATAACAATTAAAAGAAATGCTATTCCATTATTAGGTAAATTTCCATCAAAAATATTAGTGGAAAAAATCTTTATGAGTGGAGTGAGTGATATTATTATTTCATTGGATAATGATGCGATTAATGAAGCACTTAAAGCAGCAGAGTATTTTAGAAAGCAAGGTATAAATGTTAAGATGATGTATCTTAGAGATAAAGATGCTTCGGATATGGGTTATGATAAATTTTATGAAGAATTAAATAAAACTAAAGAATTCTCATCAGAAGAATTACTATTAAACAAAATAAATAGTTTGTAATGAAAGAAATTTATTTAAATAATAAAATAATAGCATATTCGTATGAATATATTCCAATGTATTCAAAAAATGATATATTGGATAGAGTTAATTTAATGATAGCAAATCAAAATTGGGTTACATCCGATGCATATATGTTTTCAAAAACCCCAAAAGAAATTGAAGATATTTATAGTTTTTGTTCAGAAAAATGCAACGAAATAAGTAAAAATAAAAACGAATTTAAATTACACAAATGGATAAGCGTACTAAGAAGTAATCCAGTACAACCAATGGAATTAAATGTTGAAAACAAACAACCAACATATCATAATCATTTATCGATGGCTCAATTAGGTAACAAAAAAATACCATCATATTCATTTGTATATTATTTTCAAATGCCAGATAATTTAAATGGCATATATGGTAATATTTTATTCAAAGATATGGATGGTAATGTATTAAATTACTTACCAAAAGAAAATGAAGTTTTAGTATTCAATTCAAATTTATCACATGCCCCAATTCACTCACCAGATTCAACAAAAAACAGAATAGTAATTGCCGGTGATTTTATTATATCAAATGATAAAAAAATTAAAACATTAATATGAAAAAATTAAAAACAATTTATCATATTGCCGATGTACATATTCGTAATGTACAAAGACATAAAGAGTATAGACAAGTGTTTGAAAAGATGTTTGAAGAAATTCGTAAAAGAGGTACGGAGAATTCACTCATCTATTTAGCTGGCGATATTGCACATGCTAAATTGGAATTATCTCCTGAATTAGTTAGAGAGATAAGTTGGCTATTTACGGAATGTTCTAAACATTGTGAAACCATTCTTATTACAGGTAATCACGATTGTAATATGAATAATTCCGATAGATTAGATGTACTCACTCCTATTGTAGATGCATTGAATCTTCCCAATTTTACATACTT